ACGACGGTGTATGAGCGTCCGAAAGCAAACGATTCTTCAACATGGTAAACGAACTCAGGAATCAAGTCAGGGTCGTTGGTTGACGGCAGTTGAGTTGAGAAGTGTCCGTTTAGGTCAAGAGTGACGGTGATAGTGGACGGCACAATCATCTGGTTTGCGATTGAGTTGCGGAGCATTTCGTTCAACGAAAACTTGATTTGTCCAACAATCGGTGCGCCTTCAAAGTCAAGATAGTCGCCTTCGACTGTCACCATTGTGACTGTTGGGTCAATAGCCATTAGCCACCACCAAGCATTAGAGGGTTAAATACGTTCTTACCAGCGTCAGAAACGGTATTGCGAGATGTCAACGCAGACGAAACGTTCAACGCAATTAGGTCTGTGTAAACTTGTGACGCCTCAGTAAACACCTCAACCTCAGTCATAACGGCTTGTTCAGCCGCCAACTCGGTTTTCGGAACCCACGGTTCAGCCATTTACTACACCCCCATTAGAAGAAAAGAACTGATACCGACGTTATCTTGAACGTTTTCAAGCAATTCGCCAGCCTCAATAGCGTATGTTTCTGCCGCTTCTGTGTCAGTTTCAGCCGAGTTGATAGCGGCGACTACCCCGTCAGCGGTCGTATAACGGGTGAGAAGGGCATTGTATTCGTCGGTGGTGATGTAAGTCGCCGCGTCGCTTTCTGACCCTGCTACGCCCAAGTCAGCAATGTCTTGAACTGTTCCTGCTGACGACTCTGGAAGGACAAGGTAGAAAGTGCGACCGCCGGAGAACAATTCTTCAACACGGTAAGCGATAGGTGACGGTGAGTAGTGGGCGTCGTCGGTTGCAAAAAGGGTGACTGAGAAGAAACCTTGTGCGTTCAACGTCACCGTGACACCGCGACGGATAAAAATTTCGTTGTGGTCAGTATCAATAACTGATGAGTTTGATGTAAACCGAACAGAACCCGAAATAGGGTTGCCGTTCAAGTCAACATAAGTGCCTTGAAGGGTGACGGTAGCAATGTCTACAACTGGCATAAGTCAACCACCACCTAACAACTCATCTGAGCAAAACGCTCTGTTTGCACCATTTTACTTACCCAATAAGCAAAAAAGGATTGATACTTTCCTGTGTTGCAGGTTGCGCCCATTTGACGCCACCCGCCTGTGCTGAGTCAGCGGTCAATACTGTGCCGTCAGTTCCGACGCCCAGACGTGCAACCGTGTCGTCGCCAGTAGCAACAAACATGTCACCTTTACTGTCAACCAGAATGTTTTGAACAAATCCGGTGATACGCGACCACATACTCATTTTTAGATAACACCTTGCTTGATGATGTAAGCCGACTGAGTGCCAGTCGCTACAACAGCGTAAAGAGTTTCTGACGGGTTCATGTCAAGGGCGTAGTCGCCACCGGCAACCAACGCATAACCGTAGTTAGTGGTTGTGACACCTGAACCGCCAAGATAAATAGTCGCCCCGCCAGTCGGAACCTGCACCATGATAGTGAACTTGTGACCTGTCAGACGACCATTACCTGCATGTAGAGCGGTTGCGGTTGTGCCTACAGAAACAACTGAGTGTTTGATAGCCATTTTGACTCCTAAAATTTAGAAAAGCGGAGCCGAAGTCAAAGACCCCGACTCCGCTTTATTTACTACGGTTTTACTTAAGCAACTGCTGTAGTGAAGAAGTAGCCTAGGTCTGAACCGACAACCTTGTTGTCGAACGCAACCTGACCCTCAACACGAGTAGCCTTTAGGTGCTCCATACGGAACTGTGATACACCAAGGGTTGAACCTAGACCCTCTGAAACACCAGTCCACGCGAAGGTGTATCCGGCTGAAGGGGTTAGTAGACCCGGGTTTGGTGCAACGTGAGCCAATAGTGCTGACTTGCCAAAAGCGAAGTCGTAAGCGCCAGTAGCACCTTCGTTGTTTGTTGCCTTTACAGTCTTAGCAACCAATACACGCTCAACACCAAATACCTGTGCAAGTAGAGCCTCGGTAACCAAAGCACCTGCCTGAGTGTACTTGAAACGGTCAATCATGTCTGGGTGGTTCTTCAACTGACGGAACACTTCGTAGCCAAGAACTAGAGTGTTTGCCTCGAAACCAGTAGTTGAAAGAATCCCGCTCTTACCGGCTTCAATGTCATTGATTGGGTCTGAGTTGGCGTCGTTCCACTGTAGGAACTGGTTGGTTGAAGGAGATGATGAAACACCAGTCTGGTCTGAACCCCATACACCTGTGGTGAAGTAGTCAGAAACGAACTGTAGTTCACGGCGAAGTAGCAGACGGTGAGTCACGAACTCTGAAGCCTCGCGTAGCGGGGTTAGAGGTGCGTCAGCGTTTGCAAGGGTCTGGTCGCCTACGTCCTTGTGGAACGCCCATACATCTGCTGAGTATGAGTCGGTGTCAAGGTTGTAGCCTGAACCCGCAGACTCAGTACCGTCGGCGCGGCGCTGTGCCTCGTCGCGGAACCAGTCGTTCTTACGGTAAACGAAGAACTTGTTTGACTTCTTGTCTACTGGAACGATTGGGAAAACCTTATCAGCGATAAAGTTTTCCTGCTTCTGCATGTATGCAACGCTTAGGTTAGTAAGCGGTGCGTCAATGTGGACCTGAGATAGTGTTGGCTGTGGCATTTTTCGTTTCCTTCCTTATGCCGCGCGAGCCGCTGCGCCTAGTGACACAACTGCGGTGATGATTTCACCAGATGCGCCGCCAGTCAATGCGGTTCCTGCTAGATACTTGGTGGTGTCGGTGCCAGCAACGATTGCTACACCTGCACCAGTTGCGTTAGGGGAAACGCGCCCTGCTGCCGCTACAGTACCGCCAAGTAGCAACTTGGTTCCACCTGTGACAACAACTTCTGCTTCCTGACCTGCGAGAGGAGTGTTCTGTAGAACACCGATAGGAGCGTCGGTAGCCGCTGCAACTGCAACAGCCTGACCGCTTGAGTTCAACTTGACAAACTTATACTGTGAAGAAGAAAGGTCGCCACCGGCAACAAGGGTAATCTTCACCGCATAAGCACTAATTTCGTATGCCATTATTTGGCACCTTTCTCTGAGAGATACTCGTTGTAGAGTGCTGGATTTTCTGCAAGAGCGTCTGCCATTGCAGTTTCAAGGGTGTTGTTTAGACCGCCCTCAAACTTTGATTTAGCGATAGCCTCAATCTGCTCCCAAGCGGTTCCGCTTGTTCCTGACTTTGACTTGCCAATTTCAGCAAAGATGTTTGCTGACTCCATTTGACCGTTTGCAACACTCAAAGCGTCTTCAAGTGACTTTGCAAGGTCGGCGTCGATAGAGGCAAGTCTGCGAAGTGCAGGTGCTACCTTCTCGGCGTCAATTGCAAGTGAACCGAACTGTTCACGTGCCTTTGCTACTGCTTCTGCGTCGGCGCGCTCGTCGCGTTCCTTGCGAAGGGCTGATTCCGCGGCGGCGGCTTTGGCTACTGCTTCTGCCTTTTCTGCACGAACGGCTTCAACCATTTTTACTACGGCTTCTGGCGCTGACTTTAGGATGTCCTCGTCGCTTGCTTCTTCAGCAGGTGCGGCTTCTTCATCTGTTGCGGCTTCCTCGGCTGGTGCGTCTTCAGTAGGTGCGTCAGTTGAGTCCTCAGTTGCCTCTGCTGGTGCGTCAGACGCCTCAGGAGTGGTTTCTAGTTCCTCAATGCGCTCCTCTGCCTTAGCAAGAGCCTCAAGTGCCTCAGTCAAACGCTCATTGGTTGCCTTCAATTCAGACATTTCGTCCTCTTTCATTAGGTTTGATGTGAGCGTGTCGAGCAACGTGTTGACGGTAGAAACGTCTGCTGACTTTACAACCAGCCAACCCTCGTGCAGATGAGCAGGGTGGTCGACGCCAGAAGTTTCTTCAATCGATAGATTGACCATTTTCTTAGACATTGCCAAACTGCACCTTCCAACTATGAGAAACGGGCGTTAGTAGAAATTCACTCTCTACGAACAACCCGCAAGTCCCGACAAGAAAAAGCGTAGCACTAAACCCAACTCTGGTAGTGGAAATGTGGAACGATTTTGCGGATTCAATTGAATACGTGTTCACCGTGTCTTGTGAC